TTTATTTTCTTATCTGCATGCCACCATAGTAAAAAGTATTGCTTTAATTCTTCCATTATATTTTCCTTTTTAAAATATTAATGACAAACAATATGACGGCACGTTGGCCTTCCATAAAAGCTGACTCATGTGAATCATTTTTTACATTTGTTGTTGAAAACAAATGGCATCGTTTTTGTAAATCTTCTAAAACTTTTGCTCCAGCTTCACTTTCAAATGTAAGTTTGTAGTTTGTAATTAATTCTTTTAGTTGTTCTTGGTTTTGTTCCTGGTTCTGATTTTGTTGCTCATCAGCCATATTGTTTCTCCTTATTGTTGTTCTTCAACAGCTTTGAGCATCGGTGCAGCAGCTCCAGCTGCTTGTGCCGCTTCAACTGCTTGTTGTTGCTCCATAGCTTGTTGTTGTTGTTCTTGTCGTTCTTGTCTTAGTTGTGCTACTTCAGCATCAGATTTAATAATCCGTGCTGGCAAGCCCAACATTTTTTGGACATACTTCACTAACCCATCTGAGTCTAAGTAATCCAAAACTGGTGCAAATTGAGACATTGATCCAAAGATTTCTATGCCACGCATTACAGAATTTAAGTCTCCTGATTTTTGTGCTTTGGCAAGTGGACTAACGTATTCAATGTCTATTGTTTGATTTGTTAATACTTCAGGCATTGGTCTAAACACATCAGCTCTCATTAAAATATTGAACACTCGTTCAATAAGGGGTTGCAATAGTTCTGATTGTAATCGACCTAACACTGGGCCAAGTAATCTCATTTTTTCTTCATTACGTTGCAACACTTCTGTTGCTGTCATTTGACCACCTTGTGATAACAGCAACTGATCGACATAAAATGTTTTTTGTATTGCAAGTTGTCTATCCTGGATCATGTTGACAGTAATAGGATTGTTAGCTCCAATCTGTAATGGCTCAATACGATCTCGTGAACCTGAACGGTAGAAGTTTAAACCACCTGGCACTGTCCTGACTGGTAACATAAAACCGTCATCAGGAACCATAAGGGGAGGATCAATTTGTTTCTGTGCAGCTTTGATTGTTACCTCAGACATTTTGTTTAACATCTTTACGTCAGGCAGTGCATTCATAGAAGGTGATCTTCCATAAATTTCATAACTAGCTTTTAAATAACGTGGCACAACGTATGGAAACTCTTTAAAGCCACCTTCGTTGATCATGTGAACATCATCAGGATCTACATAACATGACTTAAATGGCATGTTAGCTGCATCTTCTTTTGATGCGTCATAACTATCTCGTGGCATAACCACATGCAAAATGTTTACATCTGCATCTAAATCTTTTTTGTATTTGTTAAATATGCCTGGACCAACTGCCTCACCAAATAATTCAACAGCTGAACGTGCATTCATTGTGAAATGTCTAAACACTGTGTCCACTTCACCTTTTGAATTTTCAGAAATAAATATTTCTTTAACGTGCCTGGTGTTAAAACGTATTAGATTTTTTTCGTCTGTTGATACAAACATAGCTGACGTACCAAAGGATATTAAATCTTGGTATAGCTCTTGGATTTCTTGTTGAAAATTTGAACGATTAAAAGCAACGTACATATCCTCAGTTACTGAGTCTAGCCATTCTCTAGCATCATCATCTTCAGACAATGCAAGATCCTTGTAGGCTAATGTAAACCATGGAGTAGCCGAGTTAGTCAACATACCGTGCAGACTAGAACTTAATAGTTCTAATGCATGAATAGCCGTACCATCAAATATAACCTCAGTTCTTTTATCACCACGAGTACGTTGTGTAGTGATGTCAGCTTTACGAGGCAGCATGTAATCAGCTATTTCTTGCCAATGACTTTCCCATGTTGACCGATTTGTTCTTAACGTAGCAAAACGGTCTACTAGCATTTCTGCGTTTTTGTTTTTCATATTAGCTTAATAGGGTTGGCTTGTAAGTTGGTGCATCACCACCTAAGCCCATTGATGTTGTTTCAATCAATGAAGATTGTCCTGGCTTTTTCTTTTTCTTATCAGCTTGGACATCTTGTGCTATGTCTTGAGTTTTAGTCGTTTGCAATTCTTTTATTGCAGTCATTGCAACTGGTTTTGGCTTACGACCTCCGATTATTCCACTCATAGTGTTATCCTTTTTATTTTATTGTTTTTTTTCTTTTTCTTTTTTACTGGTGGTCTACCTTTAGTAGATCCATAAGTTCCTTTTCCTTGTGGCATAATGTTCTCCTTATCCTAATAAAGTTTTCTTTGCTGTCTTTGCAGCTCGTTTAAAATTAGCAGCAGTTGGTGATCCTGGTGATCCAGGTTTTCTCATTTTTTCACCTGATCCAGCTTTTATTCTTCTGCGTTTTGCATGTATGTTTGCATATAGTCCTGGTTTTGCCATAGTATTATCCTAGTAGTGATGGTTTGTATGAATCTTCGTCTTGGTTTTGTAATCCACTGTTTGATGTCAATATTGTTGCTTTCTTGCCACGTCTTTTTTTCTGTGCGTCAGGATCTTCTTTTGCAACAGATCCAATGGGTGTCAACGGTATAACTTGTTTTGGGGGAGGTGGCATATTCATTTTGGGGCTTAATATTCTACTCATTGTATTCCTAACGGGTTGTAGTTGTTGTCAGCAAATTGTTGTGGTATTTGCTCTGTTGTTTTTAATTCTTGCAAGCCAACAGCTAGTGTTCTCATGCTATCTGCTGCGTGTGAACTCCAGTCATGTACGGGCTTTGCATTAAAGGTTTGCAAGGTGTCATTAAATTTGCGGTGATAGTTCCTCAAGGCATCTAAAAGTTTCTTACAACTATCCATGTCTATCCAGCATCTATTGAGTAGCAGCTGCGTATAGTGCAGCCCATCCTCTATGCTAAGTTTTGGTACTATCTTAAATCGTAAACCAAGTTCGTATGCAATCTCACGTCTTGATTTTCCATTTGTAAACTCACGTTGTTCTAGGTCGTGAGGTCCATAATGATCCTTGTAAACGTAATCTTTCTTGTTAATCACACTGATGTAGTGTGGCAGTCCTTCATTACTGCTTTCGTAATAATCTATAATTTGTATTGATCTTCCAACTTGTTGAAAAAATATAATCGTTGTTTTGTCTGATATTCCTATATCCCAGGCTGTTGATACGGGGTAGGTAGCATCATAAGGTACACGGCCTACTTGTCCTTTTTGTTCTATTTTTTCTATGACATCTCCGTATATGGCACCTTCTATTGAAGCAACCCAATCACATTCAAACTCTTGTCTGTACTTTTTTTGCCCCATCAAATCTAGGGCTGCATCTAGTTCTTCCTGATCGACTATGCCAGTCTCAGATGCTTTAGCAATCTTTGTGTACCAGGTCTTATCTTTGAGTCCGTGCTGGTACTTGGCATAGAAATCATTGCTCATACCTTGTGGTGTTCCCACAAAGTAACAGAAACCTTTTCGGTCAGATAATGCTGGTCGAATTATTTCAGGAAATAATCTTGGATTGACCTGTGCATACTCATCAACAATGATTCCATCATAATAATTACCCCTCAAGCTGTCTGGGTTTTCAGATCCAAGAAGTGTAATTTTGGCACCCGTTGGAAACAAACAACTAAGTTCTTGTTCGTTAAACTTCGTTCCAGGTATGACACCAGCATAAAATTTTAAATAGTCAAATATAATTGACTTTGTTTGTTTATAGGTTGGGCCGATGTATGCGTACCGTGGGTTCCACATGGTGTTCGTTAAAGCACGTTTTATTAGCTCGTTTATACACAATACAGACTTGCCAGCTCGTCTATGTATAGATAGTACGGCCCATCTGTATTTAGCTAAGTTTGTGTGTATCTCTTGTTGCAGCTCTCTTGGGCTGTAAGGAATAGTTATTTCCATTAGTGCATCGTTGGTTTTTCATCACCAAATTCTAGTTGCTCAATATTTAATGTTTCTAATATCCAATCAGACACATCTCTGCCGTGCATGTTGTTTCTAAAGCCAGTGATGTTTATGAACACACTTTTTGTGCCGTTGTCGTAAAACACCATTGCAATTAAATCTTTTAAATCATCATCCATCTAGGTACCTTGAGTTCGGGATATATATATATAAAAAACTGGGGCCATTTTTTCGGGGTGTGCCATGCCCAAAAACTGCCAAAAATATATGCTACGGGATCTTATCCCGTCAATACTTGAGGCCATACACCAGATACTAGGCTTGCTTTCCTTCTAGGGTTGCTTGATTGCTTTGAACTCCATCACTCGTGAGGGGCCGTCCGTCCGTATGCGTTGAGCTGGGGTCAATTGGTACCTCCCATTTAATAGTCAATGAACTGTTACCACTTTGTTTAATCTCTTGCTTGTCCCCGTAAGCTCCCAACAATTTAGAAGCCATCC